GTGCCGAAGAATTGATCCGTATTGGCGCTCGATCCAATGCGTTTACGGTCGGTAGAAGTTACACATTCGTACGAGATAGGGAATGTATACCACACGATTAACGATACACACCCGGCGCAGTTTTACCATTGCGTCGGTTTCTTTCCACTTCTTCATTACTGACCGGACGTGCAAAACAACGACACTGATAGTCTGAACCAGGTTTAATTGGTTCGCCTTTATCACTCAATGGTAAATTGTCCCACCGATACACACCCGGTCCATACGCAGTTAATTTTTCAGCAATAGCACGATGGCGGTCACGTACACGTTCATCCTTACTTGTCACCCATTGAAAATAATTGAAACCGACCGCACGTTGACGCTTCTCATTCAAATCGCTCTGAACTTTACTCGTCTGGTCACGCGCAATCAATTTGGCCCGGCGTTGTGTCACACCAAATTGATTTTGTAACTGAGTTACGATTGCAGACGGACGTAAACCGGCCCGCATGTTAGCGACGACCAGCTGTTGCACTTGGGCTAGATATTGATCTGGTATGGATTGAATAAGCTGTACGTTTGACCATGTGGATGATTGCAACACATCGCGCAGTTCTGGATGACCTTCGTATAAGTCGATTGCTACAGATTTGCGTGATGCATTATTAGCCGATTTGACAAAATCACCGGCCAACTGTGCCGCGACTTGTTGCACTCGTTCAGACTTCCAGCGTTTCATCAGTGCTGTTAGTGCCGGAATGAGAAAGTCGTACCAACCATCTGTAATCATGGCGTCACGGGTTACACCATACTGTTTGACTAGTGGGATAATTGTTGCGTCAATGTCTCGCTTTATCTCCCGGACAAGACGTTGCAGTTTGACGTTATACTGAATACCAATACCGCGATTGATCACAGTATTGCTCCAGCTGCTATGTCGGCATCCATACCTTGTTCAGTCATGGTACGAAATGCATCAAGTGCTGTCTGCGTATCCATCGGTTCAACAGGTTCATCAAACATACCAGCGTTTTCTAGTTCTGCCTGTTCCTCAATCGCTTCATCATCGAATTGGTATTGTTCGCTAGCTTGCAGATTACGTTGCACTTGACTCACTGTGACTACACTTGCATCCATATAACCTTGATCTGTTTGCATGCGTGCCAAAGCAGCTTGTGCAACTTGTAACTCGTTCATCTGTTGCAACGGATTCCACACATAGTTGTAATCGTCCGGCCAATATCCAAGTGCGCTACGGACCAACACTTCATCCAATGTGCGAATACCCGGATCGAGTTGTGTCAATTGTTTCGAACGCAACGAGTCGTAATAGTTGCGCATATCCCCTTCACCTGTGGCATTCATACCTTTTGCAGATGTACCGAACAAACGAGTCACTGGAATATCAGCTGCACCACTGATCCAAGTCATCAGTTGCTCAATGATTGGGGCAACACCGCTAAGTGATAGTGTTTGTCGTTCAAGTGTTTCATCACCGTCCAACAATGCCATATTGATGACCGATTTCATCATGCTGAACAATTCGTAACGTTTACGGACTTGTGCCTCTTCACCAGATGCGAGTTCGTCAGATAAACCAATACGCTTGATCACGTCGAGATTTGCTTCCTGCATCAGTTCGGCAATACCATTTTTTGCCGCCACACAATCCATCACATCTTCGATACATTTGCGCAGATACGAATCGCCCCAACCTTGCACGAGTGCTTTTTGACGGCGCGGAAGTTTCGCACCTTCGAAGCGTGCAAAGTGTGACCAATGGATCTGTTGAGCACCACCGACCAATGTATAAAATTCTGGCAATAGGTAGTTAGCAGCCAGAACGTTCCACGTGTTGAGCGTACCGGTTTGCATGTCCCAACGATCAAGCACGATCAAACGTTTCAAATCGCCTTTACGGATCCGATTCACATCGAGCGATTTGGTCAAATCCTGACCAGTCAACATAAGAATACCTGCACCGCCATACAAGCGTGCCCAGGTTGCAGCATCTTGTGTCATGACGGGAAGCATGAGTCGGTCTTCTTCGGCTCGGATCACATCTGCATCATCGCATTTAATAGTGCGCCATTCACGGCACATATCTTCAGCGGGATATTCAACAATGGCACGTGCGATCCAGTTATCTTGGAAAGCCGCGTCAAGTGTTTGCCAGTCGTTAAAATTAGAATATTGAAACGTGTTATGGTCACGCTTAGCTTTACCGATGCCCATACCTGAAACGAGATTGACAAGATTGTCCGCTGTTACTGATTTGGTCATTTACGTGCTTTCCCCGCTTCGGACATAGCAATTGCCATCGCTTGTTTTTCGGATGTGACGACTTCACCAGATGCGGTGCGTAATGTTCCGGCTTTGAATTCTCTCATCACTTTTGCGATTTTGTCATCTGGTGTCATACCCATTCCCCTAACGATCTACGCGCCAATAGTCCACGACTCGACCCGATTATAAACGAATCTGCAATATTTGTCATACCCACTCGTCCAAACTGGTTTTTCCATTGTGTAACATCTGACTGATTGCATCACACATTGGGTCAATCTGGTCATCATGAGCGTGTGTATCATCAGTAGTGAATGATTCACATTCCGCAATGAAATCCATCACCCACGGTGCATCCATCGGTAATTTCACATATCCTGATTCGATATAACCCTGCACATCCATCACACGAGTTAATTTGTTTGCACCCGGCCCGCGTGGGATTGGTTTTACAGGGATGCGTGGTTTGATTTTTTTCTGGATCTTCTGGATCAATTCTGTACCGGATGATTTATCTTCGACAGCCATGAAACGTAATCGACCGTTCTTATCCGCTTTGTGCTTGTTCCAAAAATCAGGAATACGGTCTTCGAGTTCATAAGCTTGAAATTTATCACGCATCACGTCCAGTAAATACAAATATCCGTCTGTACCAAGTCCCCAACATTCGGCAACTTGATAATCGTTGTGCTCTTTGGCTTTTTGAGCTGTATCGACAAACACAGCGCGATATTTCAATGGTGGGACAATACTGTAACGACCGAACCATGAACCCTTGATAATTCCACCACCCAAAGGTGACGGTCTTTGCTGCATTTGGCTGGCGAACATGTATGAGTTCTTAGACCGCATACTTTGCAACGATATTAAATCATGTTTAGCGGGCCATAGAGCGCGTTCTTGATCTGTACCCTCACCAACTATTGCGGGTAACACCAAATGCTTGAAATCGTATTCTGTGTCGCTTAACAGCATTCCGCAAAAGTCTTCTTCATGAATACGCTGCATGATCACAATACATGGGGTATTACGACTATTAAAACGTGATTTAATAGTTTCATCCCATCGACGATTCACACTGTTACGTTTTGGGTCAGAATATGCGTCATCTGGTTTTAACGGATCATCGATAATAATCGCACCACCAAACCCATGACCCTCTTCAAAATCGTTAACCTTACCCGCTCCGTAACCGGTCACCTGACCACCGGCAGACGTAGCGTAAAACGACCCACCCTGTTCAGTTCCCCAAGCTTTTTTGGAATCTTTGTTTTGTTTTACCGCGACATGCGGCCACAACTGCATAAACTCTGTTGATTTGATAATTTGTTTTACAGTGTCCGAGTTATCCATCGCCAAACCATCCGAATAACTCAGATGGATAAATTCACACGTTGGATTTTTAACGAAACACCAGGCTGAAAACATTTTCACCGCAATTTCGGTTTTTGAATAACGCGGTGGCATGTTGATTATCAGATGAGTTGTACGACCGTAAAATACATCCATCAACGCATCACAAATCGTATGATGGTGTTCTGAAAAAATAAATTTAGTTCCTTTGGTCACTTTGAAAAAGTAACGTACAAAGAATTTAAAATCATCTTCACAGCGTTCGCGGATACGCTGAATCAATTGATCAGCATTCGTCATCGAGCACCTTGTCCAACATTTTTCGTTGTGCAGCAGTCAGTTCAACTTTTCCTTTCACCTCACCACTCAACTCAATCAATTGTTTGTCGAGTCCACACAGTTTTGCTTTACCCATCGTTGCACTGACTGCTGCAGACGTTTGAGGTGTTTCACAACTGAGCGCAACGACACGGGCTTCTTCCAATTCCTGCAGTAGCGATGCGACCGTCACATCGTGTTTTTTGGCTGCTTTGGCGCGTAACTCTGCAATCAACCCCGCAACTTCACCGTCCTTGTTCAATTCGGATGCACGTTTTTGAATCGTCACAGGTTGCATATTTTCGGTGTTATAAGCTGCACGATACGCATTCGCCAATTCGCCTAATTCCACAACTGCATGCGCAAACTTTATCTTTTTCTGAGTCAGCGCC